AAAAATTTAAACTATTCTAACAGTTATAAAACAGTTCTTATGGTATGTTTTAGGGTATTGTTATTTTTAACTTAAACCATTAATTGTTACATTCTCAAAATCATTAGATACCATACTATTAAGCTGTAACTTAGTAGCGTTTTGGTCATCAACCAATTGTTGATTTCTAATACCGTTAGCGTAAGAATCAGTAACACCATCTCCCATAAGCCACATCTGAGTAGCACGACCTGTGTTTACATTTCCGCTAGTAAAGTTGTATCCTGCATCTCCTGCTGAATTAGGCTCTCTAAATGGGTTACCAACCTTATAATCAGCTACCCATGAAACAGGGTCTGTAATCATAGCTCTAATTTCAGCATCAGTAGGCATAGGTTGACCAATTCTTAATGTGGTTACGACCATAGAAGCCACCTTACCGTGGAAGTTTCTGTTAGAACCTCTACCACCGATAGTAAAATCTCCTGTGTAGCTTCTGTCCATTCTAGCCCCTATTGAACTAGAAGAAGAACTCCATCTAGCTACTGTACCTACATCATAGAGACCTGACCAAGCACTAGGTGCATCGTTTGAACCCATAAGTCTAATATCAAAGGCATCTGCTAAGTTAGACGCAGTAGCATTTGAAGCACTTAATCTAGTACCATTGTGAGCTATATAAATTCCCCACCAATGAGTAGAGTTTGCACTTCCACCAATATTACCAATTAAAACTTCATTAACCTCACCTTGTCTACCCCATCCAAAGTATAAATCACCATTAGTGCCTGTAACTCTTAGATAGATGTTGTCATCAGTTGAACCTGCTCCTTCTCCTTGATTCCAAATGTGTTGGTTGCTAGTAACATTCTTAGACTGAAATACTATTGCAGTTGCCCAAGGACGAACACTAGAACCATAAGCAGTATTGCCCGCCGTAGTAGGTGCAGCAATGTTCGTAGCAAAGTTACTCATACGTAAAGCGTTGGTTGTAGAGTAGTTGCCAACTTGCTTTAAGTGTTCATTACTACCACTAAAATCTAAAGCCTTATCCCAAGATGTTAAATTAGATACTGGTGCAGCAGGTGTAGTAATAGTCTCTATATCATCAGTACTAATATCACCGCTAGTATTTAAAGTAGCCATGTGAATAGTCACAGGAGCAGTATCTTCAATAGAAGTAGCTTCATAAGTGTTTGAGAAAGTACCACCATCAGCAGGACTCGCTTCATTCATTATGTTATTTATGTTACAAGCTATCAACCAAGCACTTGTTCCATTTACTTCAATTGCATAATCATAGAAAGCTTGAGTCATAGAGTTAATTGCTATATTTTGAACTACTGAACCATCTCTATAAAACTTAAACGTATGACTAGATGCAGTCTCATATTCCCATACGATAGCCGTATCAAAATCAGACAACTCTAATGTACCAAATGTTTCTGGTTGATTAGATAAACCAATAATGTACTTATCATTAGCAGCGTTTAAGCTAGGTAATATGTTAGTTTCCACATAAGCCTTCTCAATTACAAACCTTTCACCATCAGCAACTGTATTATTTACATGAACAACTGAACCATCATCCATAGTATCTGCATCAATCATAGCAGTTGTTCCACTTATATGGTTAAATCCACTAATGGCAGTTACGGGTGCAGTTAAGTTCGCAACTGTCAAAGTTACTGTAGCAGAACTTGAACCATAAGAGTTTGTTCTTGTTACTATAAGAGTATAAACGTCTGTAGGGTTAGTGTTGTAATCCCCTGTAACTTCTGGAGAAGTGCCTTCTATATTAAGTCCTACTAAAGTTAAGCCCGAGCTATCTACATCTGTAATAGTAGTTGTAAAACTCGCATCTGCGGGGGCTACTGCTATATTAACAGCACTCAACTCACTAATAGTCAAGTTCCAATCTAAGAAAGATGGTGGTGCTAAATCAGCATTAGATTGAGAAGTTATCTCAGTCCAATTTATAGCATTACCTTCAAACAATATTGCACTTGTAGGTGCTACAAATGCATTATGGGTATGACCATTTGTAGGCTCATACCATTGAGTGAATGTAGGCTCATCGGGATAAACATTAGTTGAGCTTGTACCTGTACCACCATTTTGTAAATCAAAGTAATTTGCTTCTTCTTCAGTTAAAAAAAGTGGATAGTGAAAGTTATCATCAGGACTTTCTATATATCTAAAATACATAGTAGGTGCTTGAGATAATTGTCCTTTTGCCAAGGTTTCAAATGTAGCTCCCGCATCTCTACCTATATACATAAGCCTGTAATCTCCATCAATAGAAGCAGAAGACAAATGCTTACTTACAATAAAATTAACTCCGTCTGTAGAACTCCATACTGTGAGTTTACCTTGGTTATCAAAACCTATTCTAAAGTGAGTTGCTACAAATCTACTACCTACAGTAGCAGGAAGCCCTGACCAATTGTGATGACTTAAAGTTACAGCACCTAAATTATTAATAGGTTGACCAAAGTAAGAATATGTATTTATTAAGTCTGCAGAATCGTCAGCAGCAATAGTTGCAACTAAGTGTGTATCTGCATTAACTAAAGAAACTGTATGGTTTGACCCTAAATTTACTTCAAACTCAAAATACTCACCAGATGCACTAAGCCCCTCTTCAGTAATAAATCCATTGTCTGTATTAGCACCTGAAGCAGTTGCAATCCCATCATTTAAAGTGCCAATAGCATCTCCCAATAAAGTTATGTTTGTATCTCCAATAGCGGTGGGTGAATCGTCTACTTCTAATAAGTGAACCTTTGGTAAAGTGTGAACCCTAGCCTCTGTGTCATTAGTCTTGATCCCTAAGTGAAATTCAGCACCATCTACAATAGGGTAAGAAGTTCTTGCATGAACTACCCAATCAGTACCATCTCTTAAAGTTTCTATAGATATATAACTGTTACTGTCAATTCCTACTCTAACCTTTATAGGATTACCAGCTAACCAATCTGTTTGCTCTTGAGTACCATTAAAGTTTAACCATCCATCTCTCATAGAATATCCTGTGTTAGCACCATAGTTAGTCCAAGATCCGTTAGGAGTTGAGTGAAACCAGTGTGAAAATTGGAATCCGTAATGTGCTGAGTTATCTATACCAAATCTTGTAGGGTCTGAATAATTTGCGTTACCATTGTAGTAACCATTATCATAAGAAGCTTGAGAGTGTACTAAACCAAAACCAATAACACCCTCTACCCTAATGTCAAAGGTAAAATATTCCCCTGCCTGGTCAATAGTCTCAACAGTTTTATATCCATTTTGTGAATTTGAGCTTGTAGATCCATAAACATCAGTACCTACAGGGTCAATTCCATCGCCTACATAAGAAGTAGTTGTATCAACACCTAAAACATCAGCTACCATTGTTGAATAAGGATCAGATATTACTATGCTTTCAAAAGCACCAACTGTAAACAATTCATTTAATGTATTAACTATATCTTGCAAACCACCAGCAACAGGCTCACTATTTACACAAGTATTAGCAGCATCTAGGTGGTGAAAATAAGTAATATTATCAGCACCATCATTAGATACAATGTGAACTGTACCATCTGAATGTGGTATCGCCTTAATAGTATTTACACCATAAGAATGTCCTGTATCTAGCATTATTGAAGTACTTGTAGCGTCTAAAGAAAAACAAACTGTTTCTCCTGTTAAATCAATACCTTCACCACTTAATCCAATAACATTTGCTTTTTCAGTAATATAATCTGCAGCTTCCTGAGCAGAAGCAAAAGAATTTCCTTCTTTGTCTACAAAATCTGTATACGGAATTTGAAAAAACTCTGGTTTCTTTTTACCTGTTTGTGCAGTAATTATATCGTTAATTATATTTACAGTATCAGGGAAATTTGGATCTACTTCTCCACTAAGGCAAGCGTTCCAATAAGTTGGATTGCTTGTTCCGTGAAAGTTTATACAATTACCTGCCTCATTTCTTTCAATTCTTATTGCCATATTTTTATCTTATTACAGTTAGTAAACAGCTTAGTGGCTGTATAATTATTGGGTTACTACTTTTTATTGCAAAATGAGATAAAGAATCTATGTCTTCTTGAGATGCAATATATATTGTTATTTCTGGCCTATGTAATCTTGACACCCCAACTGTATCTGTACCTAAAAATATAGGTGATGTTGTTAAAGAAAAAGTAAATGTCACATTTCCTTCTGAGTCTCTATTTTTATACCATATAGCAGGTTCAATAGTAGTGTTTGCAATTTGAGGTATTGCATTAAAATCAAATCTAACTTCAACTTTATCACCTACTTGTAATTGAGAAAAGTCTAATCCACCAATAGTTTGTATATTGGTGCCATCTTCGTATGTATCGCTATCTACAGAGCTGTAGTCAAAAACACTTGAAACTCCTCCGGGAAGATAAGAACCTCCAAAAACACCTTTCCCTACATGGTCAGCTGGTGTTGGATCACTCCAGTAAGGCGTATCAACTTGAGATTGAACTGCAGAATCTAAACTAAATGTTTTAAATAGTTCATTATCAACATCGCTTTGTGTTATATTAATTCCAGTACCAGATTCCCACACATAATTGTTTGATAAAGGTTTTCCTGCAAAAGCACCTGTAAATTCTATTCCTGATTTAGAGTTAAAATTATCAATTGTATCGCCTCCTATTAAAACAGGTTTCATGTTTTGCCCATACAAAAATAACTCTTGAGTATCTTCACAAACATAAATTGATCCTGCTTGCAGCCTACTAGGCATTTTAGATTTTAATCCAAAAAATTGATTTTGTGTTTGCTTCATGTTATATATTTATTTTATTTTTTTATCTGATTATTAGATTGACTTCTTTTAATAGATATCTCTTGATCCTTTCTTAACATTTGGTCATTGTGCTTTATCATGTCATTTGATAAGGCCTGCTTCTTTACCCCTAATTCTTGCTCAAATTTTGCGAAGTCTTCAGAGTCATCATCAACTGATTCAGCACCTCTTTGATCCATAGATATTTTTAACTCAGCTGTAGCATTTTGCAATTCAGCAATATACCTCTTAGTTTCATCTTCTCTATTAAATTTCTGTAAGTCAAGATTAGCAGATTGCTGTTCTTGTAATGCTTGTTGCTCCATTTGAGCTTGCATTTGTTTTTGTTGAGCCTCAGCTTCTTGTTGTTGAGATTGCTTCATATTCTGCTCATCTTTTTCAATAAGTCTTTGAATCTCTCTCATTGAAGAAGAGTTGTACATTTTAATTGCACTAGAGAATGATATCATTTGGTTCTGCAATCCTAATTGAACCATTCCGTCTAATTTTTGTTGCAACGCATTAATGTTGTCATCATTAGATACTGTCAATCCATATTCTTCTTCAGCAAACTCATCTCCATCTATCTCAGCTAATTGACGAGTCATATCATCACCTATATAAGAAAACTTAACATGCTGACCTTTTAATGCAATCTTTGCAGTTTCTAGTAATATTTCAAAACATCTTTTCTTGCAATAATCATGCATTGTAAATAGCTCCTCTGTAATGTGATTAGATTGGCTAACAGCTCTTTCTATACCTCCTACAGTTTCTCTATTCTCAGTTTGTCCAAGTCTCTGTCTAGACACTCCAGTGATCTCGTCCATTTGAGCTTTAGCATATTCCATCATTTCCATGTGAACCTGAATGAAGTCACCTACTCTTTGTTCAAGAACTCTACCAGTTGTATTCCCTACTGCTCCGGCAAGTTTACCTTTAGCCATACCTTTCTGCCCCTCTCTAAAACTATCCACTACAGATATTCCAGATTTACGCGCGAAGTATAACCATTTAGTTACTGACCATCCTTTTGGCACTTTAGCTAAATCTAGTTCAACAATTGAACCTAAGTATTTAGACATCGCCTCATTTACCCTATACCATGAGATATCAAATAAATATTGGAATGGCTTAGCTTTATCCACCATTGTAACAGCTTCAGAATCACTTGTATTATAAATCTGTCCAACAATACCACAAGAATTGAAAGATGGTTGATTCATTTTATTGTATTGAATCTCTCTAGGTTTAATTTGTAAATAAGTATCCTTACCTACTTTTACACCTTTCCACCATTGAGGAACCCATAGCCACTCTACAGTTTCACCCATAGCCTTGTCTACAATATACTCTTCACTTCTAAACTTTACTTGTTTCTTACCCATTTGATCAAAGTAAGTTACCTTAGCAATTTTCTTCATGGATTTCCAAAACATTCTAATTACTCGAATATTTCCTCTTGTATCTTTGTATGAATCTTTAGCTCCTGAAGATTGCTCAGAATCATAAACTCCCGTAGAGTTTAAGTATGAATCAAAGCCTAATCTATCTAATAATCTATACCCTTCTTCATCATCAATTGCTTCAGACATACCATCAAGGTTCTTGTCATTAGCTCCCGGAGTTGTAACTTCATCATCTAAACTCTTTACTTGAACATCAGATAAGTCATTATAAAAAGTATCTTGTATTTTTCCAGGACTCCAAAAGTCATCTAAAACTATGATGTCTGAATCTTCTATTTTACTAGATGAGCCGGATCTTAATGTATGTACTTTTGTAGGATTTAATCTTTCAAATGTTACATTACCATTAACTATATCAAACATATAAATCTCTTCTCCAAATATCAAGGCATCTTTAAATCCTTTCTGGAATAAGTATTTCATATTTAACTTAGAGATGTAATTCTTCATCAATAAGTTTGCTCTCTTTTCTCTTAAATCTTGGTAATCAAAGTTGATGTAATCACCATACTTTATTAATTCTTGTTCCAGTTCTTCATCAGAAACATCCGATTGCAACATTTCCATTAGTTTCTTATCAACTAACTTCTTCTTATCCTCTTTAATTTTAGATAATGTGTCTGGATTAATTATCTCTACTGACCAATCAAACTTTCTCCTCTTTTCTTCACCCACTAGAACATTAATTCTAGGAGTAATAATTGGGTAGTGCTGAATTGCATCAGGTACAAAAAACTTCTCAAGCCCTCCCGGGTTAAGGATTAGTTTCATGTCCTGAACATCTGCCTTACCATTATATAGGTTAAGGTTTATAATTTTATTTTTAAGCTTTCTTCTTATAGCTGAGTTGTTTATATAACTATTGTTATCTGCCCAGTCTAAATGCTTTCTTCTCCACTTTTTAGTTTTTCTCTTGAAAGGAAGTTTCTGCGATGGAAAGTTTGTTAATTCTGACATAATTTTGATTAATTAAGTAAATTTAATACAATATTGCTCTTTTTGCCTTAATTTCTTATAGCTAAAAGACATCTGGGATATCCGGGTCATGCATATTTCCTATTTTATCCATGGCATTCTTCCAATTAAGATCCAAGAATTCATCATCATGAAAGTATAAATCTGTATTCTCTACTCTAGATTCTTCGAATGCATTAGTTAGTTTAGCTCTATCTTCTCTAAGTATCATTACCATATCCATAGCTGACACCCTATCCGTATTTATATCTGGATTCCAAGCTATACATTCCTTGATATATCCAATGCTTCTTATTCTTCTTAGATTAGGAACTGAATATTCTTTGTGCTCCTTAGTGTCTTCATCATATCTCTCCTCAAGGTATGGTGATAACATCCATTGTCTTTGAAGAGTCTTCCCTAGTTTTATTACCTCAGCAGTTGTTCTAGTTCCTTTACTCCTATTCCCGAAGAGGTTTGACTTAACAATCTCCATATCTCTAAGAATATCTGGGCTATCTGCCAACAAGTGTAATGCATTATTATTAGAGAAGTAAGAAAATAATCCTTTTAAGTTATTCTCGTAATTAGCTTCAGCATTATAAAAGGTTGTTAATCTTAAGCAAGTCTCATAAAATTCATCTGCCATGTTAGGCCTACCGGTATATTCTGCAACTATCTTATCTGTCCACAAGTCAAACACTATTATAGAAGCTAAAGACCCACCAATTGTGTAATCATTATCAATAGGGTCAATCCCACAAATATATCTGTTTTGAAATATATTCCCATCTCTATCTTTATTAGGCATTTCGAATATTTCGACAGCTCCACTAGAATCTCTAGTTCCTCTAACTCTAAATGGAAACTCTCTAATTGGAATTGCCTGATTATCATTATTCCATTTTACTAATCCAGCTTCATCATAAGTAAAGTGTCCAACCCAGTGAGAATCCACGAAACCTTGCATCTCCGGCATTATATCTTCTAAATAGTCTCTCAAGTCAGCTACAGGAAATGCTGTCCCCTCTGTCCTCATAATAGCTTCTTGAGGAGTAATAGGTTCCTCAGCCTTAGCTTGGACTATTGCATTAGGATCTGATGATCCTGTTTTAATTGTAGTTCTCTTTTTATTAATCTCAATAAGTGCACCAATAACATCACTGTTGCCATCCTTATCCATCTTGCCTCTAAAGTTTAGGTAAGTTCCAAAGAAGAAGGCACATTTACCTTTTCCATTAGTATTTTTGTCAAACACATTGGGCATAGAATGAATATTGTAACCTGATGAATTGTAGAAGATTTCTTCTAATCCCTCAAATGCACCCCCTTCAACACCACCAGTACCACCTGCCATCATAAATCCAAATGCAAATCCAGATTCCTCTACAGAGGGTTGAGCAATTTTCCATGCTGTTAAGAAGTCATCAAATTTACCAGCTTCTTCCCATAGTACTAATGCACCCCTTTTACCCCTTGCCTTCTGTGGGTCATTCTTTAAGGTAACTCCCATCACTTCATTCAAGACTCCAACTTCAGTACCTCTAGAGTTATCTTTTCTACCCATTCTCCAATGCATATCATTAAGAGAATCTTTCAGGGTTCTTATTCTTGGCCATGGTGTAGTTCCCGCGCACCAGTCTATAACTGACACGAACTTATTTAATATACCATCCTTAGTTAAATATTCTTTCTCATTTGCAATAGCAAATGATTTTACCTTCTTTTTAGCTTTAGCAGTATCTCCAAGTACAAAGTTTTTGGCCAACATGTTACTAGCTTTTACAGAGTATCCACATCCCCTTCTCTTAAGATTAGCTCCATGCATACCTAGTGCTCTACACTGTTCTACATAATGAAAGAACCAGTAGTCTGCATCATATACATAGGCAAATCCCTCTACCCTGTCAGCTTGCTTAGTTCCTTTCTTAATCTCAGCTCTTAATAATGGAGCATAGTTTAACTGGAAGTAATAATTACCTGGAATCCACTCACCATCACTCTGTCTTATGTAACCTTCTCTACATCTTCTTGCTTCCTCTGCCCAGAACTTAAAGTATTCTGAGTTAGGGTTCTTATTAGGAAATATCTTGGTATAACATCCGTGATTCTCAAAATGAATTGCTGCAGGTCTAAAGTAATTCATATCAGTTAAGATATGTGGATTAGTTAAATCTACTGCTATTGTTCCTTTTGGATCAAGCTTTCTTGGTTCTAAATCTGGGTCATCTGATGTCTCTGGAAGTAATGGGTTGTCCCATCTGTCTAAATCTTTACAGTACTTTCTAGTTGGGCTAGCTAAGTTCTGTATAAACATGATACTATCAATTGAGTCTAGTAGGTCTTGCTTCTCTATACGAGGCATTGCTTCTAGTAACTCTGTAGTAAGTTTTGTTTGTATGCTGTTAAATTCCCTCATTAGAAATTACCTTCTTCAAACATTGCAGCAGTTTTGTTACCAGATGAAGCTTTCATTTCTTTCTCTTTGATAACTTCTTTCTCTACTTCATTTAATGCTTTGATTAATTTAGGTATTTTTTCTACAGATGAGGTAATCTTACCTATGTCATGTATAGGTTTATTACTCTTTGGATCTCTCTCATCCATATCAATATTGTCCAAGAATTGAGATATCTTCTTGATTACCAATCTAGTACTGGTTAGTAGTCTTGTACTTGTAGTTTCTGAGATTTGTTTATAGAACTCTATAGCCTTTACATAGTTTTTTCCAGTTCCCTTAAATGCTGGAGGTAATTCCATAAATTTCTTTATTTCATCAATCCTTTCCTGCTCATCTAAGATATGCATAAAGTCACTTCTTTGATCTGACATGTAGTAAATAAACCCAAGATACTTTGCAGCCTTAGTCTTATCTTTACTTTTATCACTATCCCATATTGCCTTAAATGGTGCAATAAGTAATGCTTGTGGACTAAACACCACAACATTATTCTCAATTTCAAATAAATTCATTTCCTCTCTTTAGTTGAAACACCAGGACTCGAACCTAGGCTAGTTGCGTCAAAGGCAACTGTGCTACACATCTACACTATGTTTCATGTTACTATTTCATCTTCAACGGGAGAAATAGCTAACACCTGCAGTCCTTTTGTTTAATAGGTAGCGAAATTCCTTTGTTCACCTTATTTACGATGACTCACATGCACGAAGGGTGACTAAACTCCGGTGAGTAACACAAATCTAATAAAAAAAAGCCTTACTGTCAAGTAAGGCTGTCATACACTTTGTGTTATAGTGGTTTTATTATTATCTCATTAGTGTTTGACACATACATTACATCTCTTTCATTTAGATAAATATATTCAATTCCCTCTACTACTTTGATAGGTAAATCATAGCTGTACTCTTTGTTTACTTTTTGAGCTACTGTATCAGATAGTCTTCTTTTAAAATTTTCTACATTAATAACAACTTCCCATCCTGGCTCAATCTCTCTTACAGATCCTCCTACCGCCAAAACTATTTGTGTATCTGAGAAATCTACCTCTAAGTCTGTATCACCATTTGATCCAAATGATGCAGTTGGTAGATACAGTCCATTCTCAGTTAATTTATTTCTTCTCGCTGATAAAAATAAATTATTAAACAATGGCTTAATATGAGGAGGTAAAGTCTCTATTTCTAGAGACTTATTATATAACTCCTCTTTTGTATTGATCTCCTCTGATAAGACGTTATTAGTATCAAATACAAGTCCAGAGGACTCTCTTTTAGATACATCTCTGTTTCTAAAAAAATCCTTTATTCCTTCCTCTGCAGCTTCTTGCTGTTTGACATTAGATAAATCTTTCATAGGGCTACTGTGCTACCGATTCTTTAGCTTCAGGCTGCGCATCCGCTGATTCTACAGCATCTTCTTTAATGTGCACTGGCCTGCTCTGTTCTAAAGCCATGGCTAATTGATTAACAGCTCCTCTTGGCTGAGTATCAAGGTATTGCAATAATGCTTGTACTACTTGCATTGAAACTACTACAGCATTAGGCTGTACCATTTCTTGTTCCTTTATTTCTACTTCCTCACTCATGTTTAATTATTTAAATATTAATATTAATTCTACAAATCTAGTAAATTCTATTTTAAAATCCTACTCTTTTCTTTTCTTTTTTTGTATCTCCTTGTAAGCATAGTATGATGCAAACATTTTAAATAGAGATGGCATATTGAAATTAGTCTTCTTATTCATAAACTCCTCCTCAGTTAAGTCTTCTTTTAGATTAAGATCTGTCAGCTTATCTCTCATAAATTCGTATGGTGAGTAAACTATCTCTTTTGCTTGCTCAAAAGATATTTCATACCTTTCTGCAATCTCTTCTATTTTTTGCTTATCTAATTTTCTAGAATTATGCATTGTTCTTTATATCAAAGTCAAATATTAACTGGAATCCATCTTCAGTCATGTTTGGAACAAGCACACTATTAATCCTATTCCCTTTATCATCTTTAACTAAAACACCTTTCTTTCTAAGTGAAGTTAATAGATTATTAAAGACTTTGTGATCCATATCTCCTAATTCCTTTTTAATCTTTAATCTAGTTTTCTCGGAGAATAATAATGTGTTTATAAGCTCCGGGTTCTCTACCTCTAATGAAAACTCATACCTGTAAAATAACATTAAGCTCAATGCCTCAATCTCTTTAGGTCTAAGCTTATGGTAAGGCTTTAAGAATTCTAACCAATATCTAAATATTGACCTCTTGTCTGTGTGAATTCTCTTTATGTTTATGTTTCTTCTTGTTTGCATAATATTTTATTTCTACGCTAAGTGAATAATGTTTCTCAGATTTGTCTGCCACAATAGATGTGTGTACTACATATTTTCCAGTTATCAAGACCTTATTCAAGTCTTCTATAATGTTATGTATCCTGGAGGCTTCTTTATCTACATATTTAATAGTAGATGCAGATTCTTCTTTATAGAAGAGATGTTTACCTTTCCAGTTTCTTGGGTTAAGTATATCTGCTAAAGTTACCATTAATCTAAAAAGTCTTCATTATATTTTTCTCTATAAATCTCCTTCCATTCGAATATTGTTACTGCTGTATCAATATCTGTATTTCCACAACATGTACAGTAAGTAATGTAATCCTCTTTTGTTTGACTTCTTTCTGATGGTATCTTTATATCTTTCAAAGATAATGATAGACAAGTCTTACAATAGTCTACTCTCAATTCATCATAATCTGGCTTGCTGCTATTCTCCATAATGTTTTTTAATATTTTTAAATCAATTATTACTTCCGTGTCATACACTGGAAAAGGAGCTGCTTTGTTAGCCTTCTCTCTTCTAAGTATTTCTATTTCTAATTCTTGTGGTGTCATTTTTAGTTTTTTGGAACAATTCCACACATTGTTGTCATTAATGTCCCTGCAACACTTGTCGCGGACTCAAGAGCTATCCTAGTTACTTTTTTAGGATCAAGTATTCCTTCAGCAAACATTCCTCCAAAGTCATCTGTCTTTGCATTGTATCCTACACCTTCTGGTAACTTTAAAATTGTACTTAACTTAACCTCACCACTTACACCTGCATTTTCACATATTGTCATAAATGGGGCTAGTACTGCTCTCTTGATAATTTCAACTCCGTATTTTTCATCTGAGTTATCATTTACTTCTATATTAATTTTATTTAAAGAATTGATTAATGCTATTCCACCACCAAGTACAACACCTTCTTCTAGTGCACTGGCAACTGCCTCTTTAGCATCATCAATCCTATCTTTCTTTTCTTTCATTTCTATCTCTGATCCAGCTCCAACTTCAATTACTGCTACTCCACCTTTCAGCTTTGCGCGTCTAATCCTAAGTCTTTGCTTGTCATTTTCTAGAACCTTCTTGTCTTCTAATCCCTTATCAATTTCTGATACTATAAGATTAACTGCGTCTTGATCTTTATCACCTCCCATTATAATTGTACTACTTTGAGTAATAGTAACAATCTCTGCTGTACCAAGTAATTGGTCTAAGTATTGTGGTTCAACATCCAGTAGTCTGTCTTTAGGAACCACCTGCGCTCCAACTATTGCCGCTATATCTTTTGCTATTGTTTTTTTATACGGTCCAAATGCAGGTATCTTTACTGCTGCAAGTTGCAATCCACCTCTCATTTTATTCATTACAAGGGTAGATAATGCTTGTCCGGTTACATCATCTGCAATTACTAATAAAGCTCTACCTTCTTTTGCTACCGGTTCCAATGTCGCCATAACCTCTTGTACACTTTCAATCTTTCCATCGGTTACGAGTATATATGGATTCTTTAGTGTAGCCCCTGTACTATCGGGATTAGAAGTAAAAAAAGTTGAAAGTAGTCCTCGGTCAAATTGTAATCCATCAACTACATTTACTTTAGTTTCATATCCATTCCCCTCTTCAACACTAACTGCTCCGTCTGCACTAACTGCACTATATGCAGCTGCTACTAGTTCCCCAATCTCTTCATCATTGTTTGCACTAATAGTTGCAATCTGTTTAATCATAGGAGAATCAGTATCTACTGGCGTTGCAGATTCATTTAGAACTTGAACAATTGCTCTGGTAGTCTTATCCATTCCTCTCTTTATCTCTACCGGATCATAACCTGCAGAGACTAATTTCATTCCCTCTTTTAGGATTGCATGAGTCAACACTGTTGCAGTAGTAGTACCATCTCCAGCTTTATCATTAGATTTCTCTGCCACTCTCTTAACTATGAGAGCTCCCATATTCTCAAAGAAGTCTTCTAACTCTATGCTATTAGCTACAGTTACACCATCTTTAGTTACATGTGGATCATCTGTGTGTGTTCCTATAATTACATTCCTACCTTTGGGCCCAAGTGTTACTTTAACTGCATCAGCTAACTTCTTAACACCAAGCTCTAGCTTAGCTCTAACTTCTGCATCATATTTAATTTCTACTGCCATTATATTCCTAATTGTTTTTTTTAGTTTATTGCTTTTTTTCTATTTGATTGTACCCAGATATTATTTACTAATTTAAACTCAACTCTTTCTATATACTCTTTAGTCTCAATGAGAACTGTCATCTTAGCAGGATTACCATCTTTTGGTTCTTGAACTCCTACAAAACTGTCTGCCATACTTATACTATATTTAATTGTTTTAATAACCTTTTAAGTTCTGATTTGTTTTTTACTGGCACTACCGCTACATCAAATAACATGCTACCTTCTTTCTTTCTTATCGTAACAGAGTTACTAGGTGTAACCAAAGAAAAATTATACCATAAAGAAATATTAGTTTCTGGTAAATCATAAACTAGACCATTAACGTGTTTAAACCCTAAAGACTCTATATCTTCTCTGTCTAGGTATTTTACTCTTACTAGTTGTCTCCCCCTGGCTATCTCATATAATAAAGTAGAGCTATCATAATCTCCTGTTAAATCATCCCATTTATCTAAAGTAGCAGGGTTGTATTTAGTTTTACTCCCCATTTCTAACATCTCATACTCAAACCCTACATGAAACTCCTCTATCTCTGGTGTATAGTACTTGCTCATTATATTGTTGTCAATTGTTTAACTAGATATTTGTTACTTATATTTGCCTCCACGTAGACTGTTCCATTTACTATAAATGCCTCTTTAGGCCCATAACCAAAATCTACATGTATTACAGTTCCGTAGTTTCTTAAGAACTCTATCACTGAATCTTCTAACATTACAAACATATTCTCTACCATTTTAATTTTCTTCTATTACAAGTTTTATTTGCTTCCTCATCGTATTTAAGCTTAGCTTCATTAAACGCATCTTCTGCAAGTATTATGTTTTTTAGCATGTCATTAATCTTTTCCATATTATACTCAGCAGCATACCCAGCACTTGTGTTAGCTTTAATAATTTGATCTCTTAATCCTTCTCCCATCTTAGTTTTCTTTTAGTAATTGTTTTAACCTCAAGAGGAGTGACTTCAAAAGGATCAACTCCAAACATTATGTTTTTCTCCATAGCTTCATGAAATAATTTTGCTCCAGCTAAACTTGTTGATATTTTAAAATTTTTTAATTTTTTTCTATTGTATGTAGTCATTACCAGTTACCCTCCGGGCAGTTTGTTATTAATGATCTAGTTTTAGCAGGAAGTGGACATCCACATTTTCCGCATCTATCTTTAGGTGTTTTATGAGGACATCCATTACAGATAGTTCTCCTTGCTTGAAACACCTCTTCATCTTTCTCGTCTGATAAACCTAACTTGGATTTAACTAAGTTAGAATATCCGTTAACTATTTCTTTAAATCTACTCATCTTTATTTTCTTCTAGGTCTAGTATTGTTTCGTATAATAGTATGATTGTGCGCCAAACCCATCTTAAGAATAAAAGCAATGTAAGTAAAGTACATAAGCTAAATAGTATTCTAAAAAAAAGTTCAGTGTTTGTAATTAAAATTGAAAGCCATGCAATGGCAACAAGTAGAATTACTACTGTTTTTATTAATGCTCTATATTTTGCTGTCATGTTTTTATTCATCATCATCTATTCCTTCACCCGAGTCTAGTTCCAAATCTATGAACTCCTCAGCTATTATTCTTCCATCTGAATCTAAATTATATCCAACTTGACTGAAATAATGTCTAAATGCTGCTGCTACATCATCAGCACTCTTTAATCTTTCTCCATAAATGAAGAATCCCTGATCAGTAACCTTTATAACTTCTTTGACATTCCCTTCTTCATCATCTATCTGGAAAGTTATTGTATTTTCATCTATATCCTCATCACCTCTAAATTCTAAGAAGTCACTTTCTTCATCTTCACTCATACGTATTTATCTATTGGTTTAACTGATACATAAACCCCAAGTCCAGTAATAAATAATTCATTCTTATTGTAATCTACTCTTCCCAGGTTCATTCCCCTTAATTCTAGCGTTACTTCTTTTATGATGGAATCTGCCGCGTATAGGATAAGAAAGTCATCATCTCTACCTGCAGCTTCTTCTACATGCTGAACTATCTTCTCTTGAAGATTATTCGTGTTCTTCAGTACTATCTCCATTGTCGTATGAATTATATAAGTTTAATTTTTGACTAATCTCTGTAACTATTTCTAATCCTAAGTCTGATATCTCAGCATTTACTTCATCATAAGTATATAGCCCTTTCTCTAATCCATATGCAACTCTAAGTTGAACTGCATCTCTTTGAGCTCTTGACAATGAACTTGATTTGTGTACAATTAATGCATGGTGCTTAAGTAGTATTTCTTTCTTCATGTGAAATACTCTACCCAATGTTGGAGTTAATCTAGGTCTTTTCATATATATTATGTGTTTATAGTCATCCAAATATAGTGCTTTATTTTGAATAAAAAAACTTTTACGCAAAAAAAATACCTTACCGAATATATCAGTAAGGTATGAAACACAATTATTAAAACACTTAAAACAACTTATATAAATCTTTTCCTTTATTAAATAAAGGGTATAATTATCCCTATCCAGCAAGAGTTTGCTAGATTAGAATGGAAAATTACTAATCCATCCACTTTAACCTTTATACTTTTTGTAAGTCTGTTCACATGACCCACTCGGGTGGCTTTACCTGCCTTATTTATCCCGACACTTACAAAGTATTCAAAAGGTCTTTTTCGAACCTACCGGAGAAACTATCAGCTATATAGGAAGCTTACCAATCCGATGTCTAAGTTCCTCCCGTTAGGTCCAGAACTGTAATAGTGAGGTAACACTATGATTCTTTGCAAAGATAAACTATTTATTTGTTGAATGCAAGTTTTGCTATCATACAAAAATGTTATACTAGTTTCTCCATAGTATTGCAATTGCAATAAAGAATAAACAGAATTGAATTTGAGATATCTCAATATCTTCAGTTTCACCAGAATCTTCCTCAGCTACAGTGTATGTAGTTTTCTCATAAGAACTACCTACCAGTATTCCTGAGAAGGTAAGAACCTTTATTGTTGCTCCAGTTACAATTGCTATTATTACTGCAACGAATGCTATTAATATTGTTAATGTTAATAATAAATTCATAATTTTAATTTTCTTTTTTTAATTTTAACTCCTTTTGCATTTTGCATCTTCCCAACTACCATTTTAGTCATCTTATTGAGTGTACCTAATAAATCTTCAAGTTCCTCAATAGTATATTCTTTAGTACGACTTATTGATACTATATCTGATTCATCCCATGAATATTGATTGATAGCATACGTGTTAGGAACAGTACCTGAATGTGTTCCATCAGTAGTAAGCAGATTTAGATTTGTTGTTGATCCATCAGGGAGATGAATGTAGCCTTGTAAAGAAGATTCATTTCCTGTTGTTTGATGGCTATGTCCATAAGCAACATTATATTTATCATTGGGATGCATTGATTCTAGTATTGAATTTTCATCATTCATTTTCTATTGTTTTATTTATTATTTGTTTAAAATGATCAAAGCTATCTATGAAGTTATCATACTCTACAGTTTGTTCATTCTTTATTCTGAATAGATTTAAAAATATCTTTTCAACAGTAATGAATCTACCAAATCCTTTACTCTTTCTGTAGGAGTCAGTAGATTCACTATATTCAAATCCTTTTTCTTTTAAGAAAGATTTAAATCCCACTTAGATTAGTGTGTCATTTCTTTGTAGTTTGCTACATCATCCGCCTTCTCCGTGAAGTGTCTTATTTCTTCTATCCTGAATTCAAATGTTTCTTTAGCTGTTTCAATTGTCATTACAGTGTACTCATCATCTACACCTCTTTTCTTTACATTCTTGAACTTGAAATCTTTTACTTTTAACATGCTTTATATTTAATTGGTTATTATATTATAAATTATATAGATGACTAGTGCTAGGAAGGTTGTTAAACTTATTGTTCTAGGTATGTACATATTCTCTACCCTTACAATAGCTCCCCAAAAATACATTATAGTTCCTATTAATTTATTCATTGTTTGAATCAAATGTAAGAATAATATCTTGGATAAAAAAATTTTTTAATTTTTATTTTTTTTTTGAATTTTTTTGAACTGATAGTTAAGTGCTGGATATTAGCTATCAACACCCCCCATTGAAAAAAAAATTGGGTTATGGGGTGGCAGTTTTGTGAGCAGGAAGTAATCTTGTTTCATTATTTCACTTATCAGCTCATTATTTCATTCACATCAAATGATCTCACTACGTTCGATGGAATCACATTCAATCACCATTTTTAAGTATTGGGAATGTACTCTAACAACACGTGTTGGGGGTATTGCATTCTCTAACCTCATTAAAACTATTGATATGAGTAATGACACTAAGGTAGCTACGCCTAAAGTAGCAATTAGCAAGAAGAGGTTTAATTACCTATTTGGGTGTTTCATGTGTGTAGTCACGTTTGTGATTTGGTGCATTGGAATGTTTATGCTTATTCTTTCTGTCCAAGAAGATAACAGCACATTAGTGTTATGCTATGGTGCATTCACTTTAAATTGGACAGCTTTCACTGGATTAACCTTTTGGGCAACTCCAAGTAAGGAAGAGTCTTAATTTGAGCTTGGAGATGTTAGTTACCTATGTAGGTAACTCGCTCCGCTCGTTAGGAATTTTCTTTAATTACCTTTTTTAATTATTGGGATTAGTTATCCCAAACCTTAATTACTAACATCTTAAAAACTTAATCAAGATGAAATTACCTATTTTAGTACAAGCACACCCTGAATCTCAGCAATTAGTAACAATGCGAACTATCATCAACAAGAAAACTGGTGAGGAGCGTGAGGTTGGTAACATTATGGTAAAACAGAATGTTATCAGTGGACTCTCTGGTATTGGTCGCGTGAGCAAGCGTGTTGCCTTTATTACTTTGGAGCGTGAAGTTGTGGAACTTCTTACTCCTATGTTAGCTGAAAATGCTCCCTTCCCTGTGGATGGAAAGCTTGTTGTTGAGGAAACTCTGGTACCTTACGTTAAGAAGGATGGTACCCTTCAGACTCCTAAACAGCATGGTGAGACTGGTGAAGTGATGACCTATCAAGGTCAACCTGTTTACAGGAACACCTTCTTCACTGAAATCATGTCCACTCAGGATGTATTCCTGCGTGACTCAGCCTCTGATGAAGAGACTGCTCCTGAGTAATCAGGCCTGAACTGCCCCTTAATTGGGGTGGTTCTTTTTTTAACTTAATTACTAACTCTTAAATTCTTATTCTTATGAAATTGTATATCCTGCAAGACTCAGTGACTGGTGAAAAGTTTGCTCAAATTTATGACAAACCTTGTAATGTAATCTTTAACACAAACACTGTTGTATTGTTTGTTGTGAATGTTGCATTCAAGACTGTACCTAGTTATTTTGAGCAAATTGATATCATGCGCTCAATGCCAATTTTAGTTGGTTAATCAATTTGAACCATCCTTTAATTAGGGTGGTTCATCTTTAACAAAGGGGTTACCATTGATAATACAAAGTTTTTCCACCCGAGCTTAGCTGAATACAACCTAGAGTATTAGGATGTAGGCACTCGCTGCGCTCGTGGGAATCACCTACCACACCCTTTTTAGGATTTGGGATAATCTATACTTTGATTATCCCAGTGTAATACAATAAAATTAACATTAACATTAAATTTAAATCACATGAAAAGTAAAGTATTAGTACGTGCCCACAAGGACACTGGAGCAATTGTAACAATGAAAACTATTGTTAACAAAGAAACTGGAGAAGAGAGACAAGTTGGAACTGTAATGGTTGAACAGTCTAAAATTACAGGATTAGGGGCAATTGCTCGTATAGCCAAGAGAGTTGCATTTGTAACACTAGAGGAAGAAGTAGTTAATCTACTACAACCTATGTTAACAAATGGAGGTGAATTTCCTGTTGAAGGAAAATTAGTAGTTACAGAGACTACAAAACCTTATATCAAGAAAGATGGTAGTCTTCAAGAACCTAAGAAGAATGGATCTACTGGTCAAGTAATGATGTATAAGGGAGAGCCTATATATAGAAACACTGATTTCAGTGAGGATATGTCAGCTCAAGATATCTTGTTAAGAGATGTATCAGGGGATGAAACTCCTGAGTAGTTAGAAGCTACGTAGAGGTGCTCAGTTGGTGAGTGTTAATTAATGGTTCGAATCCATTTCACCTCTCTAATGATTAAGTTAAGTTAGTAGGTAAGTAGTTGGTAATGAGAGTGGTGAATGTATTTGTTCCTTGAGGGAGATAATACCCAAACCCACTCTCACAACTATTTTAACACCCCTTAACAATAATACAGCCTATTATAAATGGCTAAAAACAACAATTATAATACAAACAATTAACTATTAACTAAACTAAAATACACAAAAAAGTATGACAATTCAATACATAAGTGCTAATAACGGATTAGATGAAAGAATACTAATTGACTACGGGAATAAGACTAAAGAGCACAGATGTGACACTAGAGGACTACAATTATCTAAAGAGTATGAAGCAGATTGGTGTGAGATGAATCAATCATATACTCTAGTATTCAAAGTGTATAACTCACATAAAGAAGTGATAAAACACATTGCTAAATCTAAAGAGTTAGAAAAGGCAGAGGATTTATTAGCCTCATTTGTAAACTATAATTTTAAATAAAGCATAAAAGCACGTTAGTCTTGGAGTAAGTAGACTGTATAAAAACTCTCCCATTGGACATATTCTACTGTATAAATAGTAATATCAGACTTACATTTAACAGTGTGCCAGGCACAAATATGGTAGAGGTGAATGCATCATACTCTTTTATCAATGCTATTTTAACTTTAAACACAACTAACTATGAAAATGATTATATTAAAAGAAGGTGATAAAATCCATCTTAAAGAAAAGAATGGAATATACACTGTTGTTAATATACATCAAAATAGTGTAGATATTTCATGTAATGCGTGGATTAGAAGAGCCAACTATCCTAAGTTTATTCCTACAAAGAATATACTATACAGTGAGATTCATTGTCTTGCTGGAGGATGGAAGAATAGGAGAAAGTTCGAAACCTATGAGGTTAAACCACTTCCTGCATCACCATGTAAATTAATTTAGATTAGAGGGCTATCTGGATAGAAATATCAATGATCGGATAGCTTACACAAAAAGGTATTAGGCCTTATTATTATTTATACATTACGTTATCACTCATGCAAGTGCTATCCTATAGTAGAAATTTATTTAATCTAAAAATATTGTACCTAACCATGTACATGACTTGTATATTCAAGAAGAATATTCTGCTTCAACCTGCAACACGGTAATAAAAGGGTACCCATTCCTTTTACTTTAAAATATAATCTCCGATAAGTTAATTACAAATAAAGCATAGGTGTTCATAGCAGCCACATAACTGAAATGATGCGGAGATTTAAATAGAGAGTTGGCGGAATTGGTAGACGCAAGTGAGGTATTATATTCCGCAGATGTAGCAGCTGATGGAGTAAGTATAATACTATACAGGTTCGAATCCTGTACTCTCACATAAAATTAAATTAAGCTCTTTGCTTGAAGATAAATAGTAATATCGGGAATGGTCGGCTAGATATTACAAACTACATTTCAGAGTAGTTGTTGTTTATTGAATGATAATTCGTGGAAAATTGAACCACTCTGTCAAAAATATCATTATCCCACATAAACTGAATAGTGGAGCAAAGAGTTTTTTAAAATATAAAGGTTATATGGCTCGTCATATTGTATTAAGTTAAAAGTTAGCTTGAAGGAAATTTTCAACAATTACAATGATATGCAACCTAAGTGACCTTTTAAAATATAAAGTACAAGTAAACAGTTATACTCTAACAGGTGAGTTCTAGTGGGTTGAATCATTGTAACGTTAGTTGCTTGTACTTTAAAATAGAGAGTGATAATAGGTCAGGCAGTGGTACGCTATTTGTCGCAGGTTCGAATCCTGTACTCTCTACAAATAAAATTAAGCTCTTTGATTGAAGATAAACAATATAGGCGTTGGGAATGGGAGAGGGTGAAAGGCTCTCTTGATATAAAACTGTATCAGCAGTTGTGTTTATTGTAGATGTATAATCGTTAGCATATAGGCTCCATGAGAGCATTGAAATGCACTGGATGCGCTCCAGAAGAGATTGGTGAAAATCCAATACAAACATATCCCACTGAAATTTGGGCAAAGAGTTTTTAATTAAAAATATTAACCATAAACATTAAAATCATGAAGAAATTTAGTTTCAAATCAGCATTTATGCTAAACTTATTAATAACAATATTTTTTATATCAGTTGCAACGTATACAGAGATGATTATATTATGGGCAATGTCAATTATATTTGCATCTATATTACCAATGTGTGATATAGAAAAGTAAAACAACAGGAATGAAAGCTAGTGCCTGTTCTAGGGTTGAAAATCCAAAAACAAGAATAAAGATTAAACTCTCATCCAATTGCAGGTGATTTAGACTATACGAGGTGAAGCAGTGAACTCTGCCGTCATAATTAGTTAGCTGTCAAGGTGCAACCTTGTGAGAGTTTTTTTTTAAATAACCTTGGTAGTTATAGGTTAAACTACAATGTTCATTGCCCTCACTTCCGAACTCTAGGGTGCATAATATAGAGTTTTTAAGGGTTTTATTTTTTTTACCCTTATGTTTTTTTTCATAGCAAGTTTCCCACCTCTCAACGATGTGGGTTTTTTTACACAAGACATTAAAGTATTAACAATACTCTTCATAATTATTAGATTGCGCGCTATATAGGTAGAGAACTATGGCGCGAAGATATTAACAAGCTAACCTTCAGTATTGAAATATACACGGTGATATCGTTAAGCTACCTAGAGTAGTTACCAATAGCTAAAATTAGAGTTATGCGAGTAGGGTTCGACTCCTTACAGTCTATCATATGGCAAACGGTGAAGTGTTCCATCTCCCGAAAAGTTGGTGGAATAACTCTAATTGAATACACGGAATAATAACACTAAAACAAGAACATGAATACAAAGGATATACCAAGTGGTTGGTGGTTAAATGTAACACCAATGGCAAGATTTCAAGACTACTTTATTGTAGGTATTTTGAGGAAAGGAAAAGCAAGTTGGATAACAGAGAACGTATTAAAAGACTTTAAAACATCAGAAGAAGCTTACGAAGCTGGGATGGAATGGATAAAGAAATATTTAGAATATAATATGAAATAAATTATGACACAGAAAGCATAACTACTGCTAACTTATCGCAGATATGACACGTTTATTAACTTAAATTAATAAAAAAATGATATTACATCTTATAAAATTTATATTTAGCAAACAATACAGAAAACAATGTGTTTTATCTGATGTTATGTGTAGTTGTGGTAAATATGATAAATGTATTAGAAAAGTAAGAATGACTAATAAAGGTTACTTTGGAATAGATACTTTGTATGTTAGAAACCAAGACCATTTTAGATGTGGAAAGGTGCAAAAACAAATTAAGCAAATGAAAGATGCATTTAACAATTACACTTAAAACGCATTAGAATATGAATTTTAAATAAAACGGATATGAAACTAATTACATTAAATTTTGGCACTTGGAATAATGGTGCAAGAGGTGGTAGACTAAGGAGAATCTACCAAAGGATTTACATAAAAGGATATAAATGGACACCATTTGTAACGGTAAGATTTAAACTACTTGTCGCAAATATAGTATAAATATGCGACAAAGTTTAATAACAAAACTTTACTATACACGTTGTTATGTGTAGTTTGATTGCTTTAGGGTGTTGGCTAAATTACTTACAACTTTATTAGATATGAAAAGTGTGGTTTGATTGATATTACAATCAAAAACATATAAATTGATTGAAATAACAAACATTTTTTTTAAAAGCGTATAGTTAGCATTTTTTATATGTGTAGTTGTAATTAGTGTTTGTGTATTATTATACACAAAAACATATAAAACGTGTAAAATAACACACATTATACGTATAAACGTATATTAAAGCGAGTAAAAACAAACATTACTTACAGCGGTTTGGCTATGAATTGAAGCCGATAAAACGAAAATTAATTATTAACTAACAAGACCTAATTAGGCTTTTATTTATAGCCGTTGTTAGGCAACGTTTAAGATGGAAAATAAACCAAACTCACAAATAAGATATGACTTTTATTGTTTTTATAACGACAAAAAAGTATTAGAATACAGTTGTCATAGTGAAGAAAAGAAAAATATAAAAGAGCGAAAACTTAAATCTAAAAACATTAAGCACGAAATAGTTAAAGTAGCATTATTCTAAATGTTGTCTAACGGTTTGGCTATACGTCTGTACTTGTATGGCGTATAGGTGTTGTTGTGTGTAGTGCGGATTATTAACCAAAAACTTAATTGAAATGAAAGGATATGTGATAGCAGTTAGACAAGTAGCTGCACCAGTAGGGATACTAAAAAAGGAAAATAAAGTTCTTTTATTTAGCACAGAAAGTAAGGCAAGAACATACGCAAGAGAAGAAGTAGAAGGCAATGTATTCATGATGATTGCTTGGAACATTTCGCCTTGCTCTAATTGGACTAATGAAATAAAAGAAAGTGGTGGCGTAAAGCGAATGGATTAGCATTACACACAACACCAAGATAAGAAAGCGTTTTAATGCTTTTTATCAACTGTTGACCCACGTTTTTAATGTGGGTAATAAATTAAACTAAATAAATAAATAAATTATGACAGTAGGAGAAAGAGTAGATTTATTAGTAAATGCAACTGATGAATATGCAAAAATAAGACTAAAAACTAGTGATGAATTTATAGAAATGATGAAGTTTATGTTTAGTGAAAAATATGAACTTATAAAGCATAAAGAAAAAGAATATTATAAGATGTTAGATATAATTAAAAATATTGGCTCTTAATGTTTGCTAACTAATTAAAATAAATTAAGATGGATATTTACTCAGAAGAAGGAACAAAGGTAATAGTTACAGAAGACAGTATAAAAAATGGTTATGACCATGTAGAAGAACATGCAAGGAAATTTTTAAAAGTTGGTAAAACTTACACAATAGAAAGCACCCATGTAAGCGGATGGAGTACCAGAGTTTACATTAAGGAATTTCCTGATGAAGTATTTAATAGTGTAAGTTTTGAGGGTGTAGAAAGTTAATGCACCCTAACTAATAAAAATAAGAAACGTATGAAAAATACACTATTAGACCAAGTACTACAACAAGTACAAAATAAAGAAATAAGTATTGAAAAAGCACGAGAATTAATATGTGTTTTATTTGATGTTAGCCAACAACGTGAACTTTTGTTTTGTGGTGGTTGTGGAAACAAGAAACAATTAATAGTTGAAACTGATATTAATAGCCAAATAGTTTGCAAAAATAAATTATGCAAACAAAATAAATTATGACACCAAAAGAAGAAGCAATAGGATTAGTACGCGAGTTCTACAATATAACTGAACAAGAAGGTTATCACGAAGAGTTTGAAGAAGCTAAAAAATGTGCCTTAATTTGTGTGAATAGAATTTTAGATATATACGAATTAGATGAATATGCTCATTGGAGAAAAGTTAAACAAGAAATAATCAAACTAGAAAAATTATAAAAACATGGGAAGTAAAAAGAAAAGAAAAAAGAATAAGTCATCTGTAGCAGTAGGCATGACTACATTTATATTGGGCTCTGCATTCTTAGTATCATTATACATAATAGGTATAGCGCTAATAATAGCAGCTAGTAAAGATTTATAATGTCAAAAAATATTACGATAATTAAGTCAGCCCTTTGTGGACTATGTAATTGACTAATTTAAAGATACCTAGTGATAGGGAGGGTATCACATAAACAAGTGTCAGGTTTAGGAGTATTCCTGACACTTTATTGTCATCATTTTAACTAACAAATCAATGAGGAGGAGAATAAAAAAAACTATAGAAATTCTAACAAGTATGGAAGTAGGGCATGTTTATGCAAAGAGAACATTAATAAGAATGGTAGATCCTGATGCTCTAAAAATAGAGGATGAGGAATTAAATAGATGTGAAATGAGATCCTTTGATGTCACGTTGTGTAGAGCTAAGGCTAGAATAATGTTCGCGCACTATAGAACTAACATCAATAAGCAGATAGAGAGAATACTGTAGCGTATGCTACATATAATACATAATTAATGATAGTAATATAGTAAAATATATACTGTCAACCAGGAAGTTAGCTCAATTGGTAGAGCTATGCAAGCATGTGCTATAAGACAGAGACATAGGTTCGAACCCTATACTTTCTACGAATAAACATTAACCTAAAAACTAAACAAGATGAAAAAAGAAACACAAAATTGGACTACAAATCCACAGCAACTAAGCTTCCCAGAGAAGATTTCAACATTATTATCAATGTCTAACAAGTTAGTACTAAATCAAGTGCATGAGCTAGAAAGACTTAAGCTTAAAAAGAACAATAAAAAGAGCGGGACACAATTAGCATTTATAAATTATTTGTATGACCATTATGTTATACAAGGAATGCCTAAAACATATCTCGCTAGTAATTAACAATAACATCTTATATTCCTATACCCAACCGGGTGTAGGAGTAAAAGACAATCCGTGAACAAATGAAAGAACTTAAAAACTTAAAGAATAAGACTAATCTTGATGAAGAAGCAAAAACTTCCATCGTGCTTGCTGGAATAATAGTAGGACTAATATTGATTGGATACATTGTAGTTCAAATGATGAATGGACCTTATTCTTAAAACAAATAGAGATGAAAAAACTAGAAACAAAAACACTAACTGTTCAAGAGATATTTAATTTAGTTAGCTCATACATTGACATAGATATAACCTTAAAAACAAGACAGGATGACTATGTTTATGCAAGAGCAGTATATTTTAAATTATGTCATGAAGAGAAGCACACATTGCAGTCAGCTGCAAAGCTAGTGAATAAAGATCATGCAACAGCTGTGCATGGTAGAAAAGTATTCTTAGACTTATTTAGTCAATTAAGATTTAGAAGATTTAAAGACCTGTACCTTAATTGCAAACTAGAAATGGATGCATTAAAGGATGATAATTTAAACTTAACTGATTTCTTACTTAGATTTAAGGAAGATATAAAGATCATGAGTTTAGAGAAGTATGTAAAATTTAAAGTAACAGTATTAAAAGGAATTAACGAACACAATGAAGCAAGAGAACAAGAAGATAATTACATTCGCGCTAAAGCTAGCGGCTATGACCCTTATTTCTTTAATCCTAGCCCAACTGATAAAGTAGGTTAAACATTAAATACATTTGTGAATATCTAGAAGGATATACGAGATACAATCTATGCGAGTTAGATGTATTCACAATAAAAATACGGGCCAACTAAGATTGAAAATTTAGTTAACACTAGGCTAGTGTACCACACACGAAGAGAAATCAGGTAGTTCTGATAGTGGATACAGGGGTGCTGAGATGTCCCAGATTAATCATCTGCTCAAGAATAGGTAAGAGTTTGTAGTACCTAAATGATTGCTTACAGGTTAAACATTGAATACCTTTGTGAATATTAGAGATTAAGCAGGAGAAATTCTCAATACAATCTGCATACTCACATAAAGATACTAATCCTGAATTGACAGGATGTTATTTAGCCACAAGAACGCTTCTGTAGATATACAGATGGTCTTTAGACAAAGCTCAGTATTGTAAAGAAATGGAGTAATCCTAGATGTATTTTTCCCTTTGAGAAAGGGAATTCCTTGAATCATTAGATAGCATAGATATGTGTCATATAAAATACACATGTTGAGGAAATCTAAGAATACAAATGAGCAAGTATCCGCGAGGACTTGGACTATTATATTGAAGGAGGATGGCTTCTTAACACTTTACGCTGAAATATGTGTCCTTTTAGTGAATATTATAGTTTTTCAGCAAGTAGTTAAATAGGAATTAACAGGCTTTTAATTTAGGTTAAAAAGTAATGGCACAATCTATTTAAATACGTGACCCTACTCTTATTAGTGAATTGAGTAAAGCCTTTTAATGACCGTAAATTGAGGTAACAGCTAATAAGAAAGAGGGTGCTAAATACAAGTTGAAATCGACCAACTTTAATTAGAAGAGTATAGTAATATACTCCATAGATGCACCTGTATGAGATATGGTGCTACAAACTATGAGAAGTTCTCAGCAAGTAGTTAATGCGAAGAAGGTGCATAGTAATATGTATGAATGGCAACGAGTTAATATGATACCTTGATAATAGACCCGTCTTAGAGGAAATTCCACGAACACCTCCGTAACTACGTGACCCTACTCTTTATCTAACCAAATAGGTTTAACCATAGAGGGATGATAAAGAAAGAGGGTGCTAAAATATTAATATTTTAAAACAAAGTAAAATGATTAAAAAGTTGAAAATTCCTATTTTAATAGGTGTATTAGTGATTGTGGGTTTAGCGTTAAATCCATTTTCAATTAACGATGCTGGTAATAGGCAGGTTATACAAACATTTGGAGGTGATCTAAATGTAAAGTTTGATCCTGGATTTTATTATGCAGGAGTAAGAGCTAAAGTGACTACTTACCCAAACAATGTTACTGTTCAGGTAGGCCCTGAAGAAAAAAAGTCTGAAGAGGCAGATTATTGGAGGCCTGCTCATACAGCTACATTTGGAGAAGGTGACCAAGCTTTAGTTGGGCATACAGTTAAATGGGATTTACCTAATGGGAGTAAAGAAATGGTTGAATTACATACTACATATAATAGTATAGATAATTTAATGAAAACTACTTTGTTACAATACCAAAAGGAAACTATGAACTATAGTACTCAGAGATTATCTTCTGAAGCTCATTATAGTGGTGGTCAATCTCAATTGAAAGAGTACTTTCAAGATCAGTTAAGAAGAGGTCAGGTGTTATTAATCACTGAAACTAAAACTAGGAAACTAGAAGATGGTACAGAGAAGACATACATTAAAGTCCAGGAAAAAACTGATGTTGATGGAAATTTCTTAAGAACTCAATCAGACATACAAACTTATGGAATGATTGCTTCATTTAGTTCAATAGACTTTGTTCAATATGATGCAAGAATATATGAGAAGTTGAAGTCTAAGATTGATGCAGCATCTGATGAAGCTACAGCTAAACAACAATTAATAACAGCTCAACAAGAAGCTTTAACAGAAAAAGCTAAGGGTGAGAAGTTAATTGCTGAAACTAAAGCTAGAGAAGAATCAGCTAAATTACAAGCAGTTATTAGAGCACAAAAGGAAGCAGCAGTAGCAGAACAGAATCTTAAAAGAGATAAGTTAAATGCAGCAGCAATACTAGCTTTAAAGAGAGCTGAAGCTCAAGGTGATAAACTTAAGGTTCAAGCTGGATTATCTCCATTAGAGATGGCTGAAATTGAAAGAGACACTAGAATTGGTGTAATGAAAGCATTAGCGGGCCCAAGTGGAATTGTATTTCCTAAAATTGTATCAGGAGGATCTGGTGGCAGTGGTGGAGGTGCACTTCAAACATTTCAGTTAGAAAGATTATATGAACTTTCTACTAAAATGAGTAAACAAAGAAAATAGAATAAACAACAATTAAAAAGCCCTGTATAATATATAGGGCTTTTTTAACTTAAAAATTCAAATCACATGACAAAAAGAATCAGATTCAAAACATTAAAAGGCTCAGTTAAAAAACAAGCTCTTAAAGACATAAGGGAATCACCATTTGAAACTTGTTACATAGATAGAGAATATCTAGTTAGAAGAATTACGCATAATATACCTGCTTTCATAAGCATAAATACCTGCAGATTATAGGCATGAAAGAAAAGGTATACAAAATTAAACTAAAGAATGGTGCTTACTATTCAATAAAACAAGGAGATTTGAGTATTTCCGGTAATTATGATTTATGCTATGGATGCTCATTTATAGCTAATCAAGATGAATGTTTAGAAGCAAAGATTACTTCCTTAAAACTTTATGGAGTATCATGTACTAAACTAGACAGTGTATATCTTCCTGTAATAAATATAAAAACTACAGTAAAAAGAAAACTTAAATTATAATCTATCACTTACTCAGGGCATTCCCAGGGAAGTGACGTAAGAAAGAGTGCAGTTGAAGCCAACAAGAATAAAACCACTTGTGTGATTCATATTTAGATAATAAAGCTGGATACTCACTCTTTTTAAGATATTTAAAATTAACTCCTCCTGAGGTGTATGAGCAATAAGCCACGAGTAATTAAACTCTCGTAAGTCCATATATGGCAGGATAAGAATGAAAATACGGATGATATTGTTAAAGTATCCACACAGAGCTCCGAACCTGGATACCAGGAGGGTTATAAAACATTAACTAATTTAAAAAAAAAAAACAAAATCATGGAAACATTTTTAAACATTATGCTGGTAATATACTTTTTATCAACATCTTATTATTTATACAACTTAACAATTGAATTGATTGAATGGGCTGAAACTGGCATTGTGACAAAATTATATGTCGCAGTTTCTATATTCTCATTCATTGGAGCATTTGTACCTTTATTTAATACATTTATTTCATTAAGATTGCTTAGAATTTATTTAAGAAAATAATATGGAACTACGTAAAAGAAAAGTATCAAGATATACAATGGATTCATTAATAATAGTGAATCATGGGATAGCAAGAAGAGCTATGTCTTGGACATCAGAGTCAGGTAATGTCACTCCTTTAAAGACTATGAACATTAATCATTTAAAGAATGCTATTGCAAAGATAAAAAGAGGTCATCATCCTAAAAAGGAAAGCTTCTTGCCAACTCTTGAATTAGAATTAATATACAGAGAAACAGAAGAGAATCATAATAATAAAATTAAAACTAAACATGGAAAAAAAAGATCACTCGAAGGAATTGGATAAGATCCTATCGGAACAAGAAGTAACTAGCGAGAAAACTCAAGAAAAAGTAGCATTTAGTAATAATGAATCATTTAAAAATGCAATAGGGAATGAAGAATTCTCTTCAGTAATAACATTATTAACTAATATTGTTGAAAAGATTTCAGATAGTTTAGAGAATAGAGAAAGTGCTAAACAAGCTGCAATTACTAAGCTGAAAGAGATGAAAGAAACATTTGGTGACAATGATCAAATGTCAGTAGGAATCAAAATTGTTAAAAGAAAATTGATGGAAACTGATGTTAAAGTTTATGAGACATTCTCAAATGAATTCGAGAACTTAACTAATACTATTGAGTTCTTAAACAGGTTCAGACCTGTAGATGACATGATACCTTATGTTAATTTAAGCTGGGTAAGTAAAGTAAAAAAATATTTAAACAACAAAAAAAATAAATAAAATGAGTAGTTTTTTCAAAAAATTAGGTAATAGTAAAAGAGATGAGGTAATAAATGAGTTCGAAGAAACTGTAAGAGGTGGAATAAAAGAGCTTGACAGCCTTAATGATGAGTTAAATAATCTTAATGTAGATAATTCTACAATAATATTAACATCTTGTGAGTCAGTTAAAGCTTCTGAAGGAATGATGGTGTTAGGAGGGATTATGGGTAAAAGAGGTTTAATTATTAGTTTGCTTCGTAAATCAATGGAAAGAGATAAAGACTTTAAAGATATTGTTGTAGAGGCTTTAAGCTCTCTTTCTGGCGGAGGTGCTGTGTCATCTTCTATAGAAGCGTTAGCTATGGGTCCAAATGGAGAGATACTAGACATCAATGATGAAAATCTTCCTCAAGATGTTAGAGATGCAATGGAAAGAATATTGAAATCTAAGAGAAATGGAGATGATATCTCTTCATCTACATCTAGAGCAGGTGGATTATCATTTGATGATATGGCTAAGGAGAATTTAGATGATTTTAGTGATGACATTGAGGAACTAGAAGATGAAGACTACTAGTCAGAATCAAACTAGAGATAAAATACAACAGAAAGCTGTAGCTTTAAGTAAGAAACACCAGTTCCTATGTTTACAATGGGCAACTGGTGCAGGTAAGACTTTGGCTGCAGCAAAGGTTGTAGAAGGTTTCATTAAGAGTAATAAGAAAGCTAAAGGATATATAGTCTGTAAAGAGAATACACATAAAAAGAACTGGAAGGATGACTTTATTAAGCATAGGAAAAAAGGCTTACTAAAGAACATTGATATAGTTTTATATGCTTCTCTTCACAAATACAAAGACAAGGCAGATTTTATTATTTTAGATGAATGTCATGCATTGACTGACAAAAGAGCTAGTTCTTTAAGGAATATCCTTCAGAAAGATGTTAATTTGTTATTCTTGTCAGCTACTATTCCATTAGAGAAGAGGAAGCTGTTAGATAGCTTGTGTAGAAATAAAATACACTACAACACTATCACACTGACAAATGCATTTGACCTGGGATTATTACCAGAACCTGAACTTATTGTTCATAAGTTTAATTTGAATAAGAATCATGCTGGAAAGATATGGTCACATCAAATGAAGAAACCTAAAAAGGGCAGTGATGTTAGCTGGAAATGTAATTTTAAAGATTACGGAACCTTTAAATGGAAGGTTCCGAAAGGTGTAGGGATAATTTGCCAAGGTACAGAGCAAGAATACTATGATGGCATAACTGCTGAGATAGAGAAATTGAAAGCAATTTCTATGGATGGTACTAATTTTAACTATTTATTAAAGCAGAACTGCAGAAATAAATATTTAAACCTATCAACTGTAAGAAAGAGATTTATTGCAGAGGTAAAGACTACTAGAGTCAAGGCCTTAATAGAGCAATTTAGAGCACAAAAGAATAGATTCATCTGTTTTACTGGATCAGTAAATCAATCAGAGGAAATAGGTTCAGATAGTGCTGTACATTCAAATAATACTAAAGAATATAATCAAGATTTAATTGATTGTTTCAATAGAGAAGAATGTGATGAATTATTTGCAGTAAAAATGCTTAGGGAGAGTGTTAATTTAACTAACATTGAAAAAGGAGTGATTACACAATTGGATAGTACAATTGGGTCATTCTATCAAATGATGGGTAGAACACTTAGACATGAGTTTCCAGAACTACATTTATTTGTAGTGGATAATACTCAAGATATTAAATATTTTGAGAACTCTATGAAAGATTTTGACGATAAATACGTAAAATACAAGCAAAAATGAAAGAACAATTAGTAACATTTGAAGTAGCTAAGTTAGCTAAGGAGAAAGGATATAAAGTAAAATATGAATCAGGACAATTTTTCTTTCTAGCTGATAAAGATGAAAATTATTTAAAAGATAAACCACACCGTACACCTTTTGAACATTATGCATATATTTTATCATCTACCCAATCACTCTTGCAGAAATGGTTGAGGGATGAGCACGATATTCAAGTATATTCTTATTCTCATACAGTGAGAGGGGGAGATAAAGGTAAAAAATTTGGAGATTATATTTATGTAGTTAATCCTTTATATGGAGATACTGTGCTTATGGGAGATTCTAGAGAGGGTAAATATCAATCTTATGAAGAAGCCTTGGAGAAAGGGATTTATCAAGCATTAAAATTAATTAAGATATGAAAGAATCATTAATAACATTTGAGACTGCAAAGTTAGCTAAAGAAAAAGGGTTTAATGAATTAGTTAAAACTTTATATATAAGTGATAATGATGTGGTAAAATCAGCAAAAGCCAATAATAGTGGAAGAACAAATTCTAATTATACAGAACGTGAGGATTATAAGGTATATTCTGCACCAACACAATCATTACTACAGAAGTGGTTGAGAGAAGAGCATAATTTATCTGTAGAGGTAGAATTTGATTATTCTTATGAAATAGATGAAGGAAAAGGCAACTATTCTGATGCTATCTTTACAGTCAAAATATCAAATATATCTAATCCTAGAAAAAATGATGTATTCTCACCTAGTTGGCAAAGAAGAGATGGTAATCAGTTTACTTATGAAGGAGCGTTAGAGAAAGGATTATATGAAGCACTAAAATTAATATAACATGGATGAATTAACACTACCGTTAGCTCTTATTAGACAAAATAAATTGTCAATAGTTGAGTATTTGTTATTGTATGATATTGCTCATGGTTATCCAATAGGAGATTTAATAGATGATCCTCTACCCTCTTTAGTTTCATTAGAAGGAAAAGGATTTATTAAAATGACTAACAACCAAGTATATTTGAGAGATAAGGGTAGTGAATTCTTTAATGAAGATGAAGATTATTTTGCAATCTGGTTAGAGAACTATCCTACAATGGTGAAGAAGAAGTATGGAGGCAGAAGAGCCCTCTCTCCTTCTAAACCTGATACAATCTTGGGTAAAGCATTAAGAAAGAAATGGAACTCTATGTTTAAGAAAGACATAAGAGCTAAAGAGAAAGCTATCTTAGTATTGCAAGAAGAGGTTAAAGACAAGAGAAAGAATGGAAATCTTGAATTTATGGTTGAAGCTAGAAGATGGTTATCAGAAGGATATCATGAGAAGTACTCATTCCTAGTGGATGATGGGATAGTCCCGGATAATAAATATAGTAATGAAGATTACTTGTAATCAAATATTTTTAAAAATATAATTATGGCTAGAGAATTTAAATGTAAAGAATGTGGTACAGGATATACTACAGTAGGTAATGATGTACCACCTAGTCCTAATTGGGCAGATGGTCATGTATGTGAAATGGCAGAGGTTGAGTGTGAACTTGTCGAGCTAACTTACAAGGAGAGAATATTGTGGTTTATGGCAAACTACTATGAAACAGGTATGGAATATCAACATATTTTTGAGTCATTTAAAGATTCTGATTTAGATAATTTTAAATGGTACAATGAGACTATATCTTTTCCTAAGTATAAAAGTGATATAGTAGAGGTTGAAGGTAAGACAGCTCACTCTCACAAGAGCATGGAAACTGGAGAGTACTTAGCAAGTAAAGAGGCTAGAGAAAGAGCTTTTGGTTACATGAAGTTGAAAAAATCACAATGTCAAGGTCACTCAGAATTTTCAGAGAATGAAGAGGAGAGAGAGAATAGAATGAAAATTATAGCTCAGAATGGAAATGACGGGCTACATTATTAACAATAAAAACTAATAAATATGGTAATAGTAATTTGTATAGTTTGGTACTTATCAGGAGCAGTTGCTCTTTGGAAGTTTATTCAAAAAGAACAAGGCTTCTTAACTTATGGAGATCTTTTCATGGTAATTCTTGGAGGGCTTAGTGGATTCATTGTAGTTTTTGTAACTCTTGCAGTTATTCATGATGATAAAATTAAAAGAGCTTTTGATAAAGAAATAACCTTGTCTAAAAGAAAGAAATCTTATGGAAGAAGAGATTAAGATTGGTAAGGTTAGACAGAGAGTAGAGGAGTTAAAGAAGATAAAGTCTGATAAAGATTCTGGTAAGATATTTTGTATACCTTTTGAAAATTATCCTAAGTTATCTCAATCTGTTCCGGGAGTAGTTCCTGGAATGATACAGATGGTTACAGCAGGGTCTGGTGTGGGTAAAACCCAATTGACTAAGGCTCTGTATGTTAGAGAACCTTTAGAATATGCATTGAAGCATGGAATAAAGTTGAAGATATTTTACTTTGCCTTAGAGGAATCTGAGAAAGAGTTTATTGATACAATGATATGCAACTTCATATCTAAAAGGTGTAGTATAAAGATGGACTTGTTAACACTTCAAGGTTACAGACAGAATTCTTTAGACAGCAGTATGATGAAGCTAATAGATTCACATATTGATGACATAGAAGACTTACTTGACAATGTAGAAATTATAGATAGTGTTTACAATCCTACGGGGATATATAAATACTGTCGTAATTATGCTGACCATAATGGTGAGCATGTTTATGAGGATAGAGAATTTATTAAGAATAAAATTGATAGAAATCCAAATAGTCCTACATACGGAAAGAAGATTACAGTAAAAGAAAATGTCAAGGTGTATAGTCACTATGTACCAAATGACCCAAATTCTATTGTAATTGTAGTGGTTGATCACATGAGTTTACTTACACCTGAAAAGATTAAGGATGGTGACTCTATGATGAGTAAGCATCAGACAATGGCACACTGGAGTACTAATTATGCTTTAAAGCAAATTACTAAACATTGGAATTGGGCTGTGGTAAATGTTATACAGCAGGAGCAATCTGGAGAAAAGGAACAATTCACCAATAGAGGTGAAAGTATTCAGAAGAAAACTGAACCTTCTCTAGCTAACTTTGCTAATAACAAGGAAATACAGAGAGATGCTAAGGTTGTTATAGGAGTGTATTCTCCTGACAGATATGGATTTGAGGATTATCATGGATATCCTATACAGAGATTTAGAGATTGCTTCAGAGCTGCAGTAGTATTGAAAAATAGATTTGGTAGACCTAATGTTTATCATCATTTTCTATTTGACGGAGCTACTAATAGATTTGCAGAATTACCTAAATCAAGTGAAGTTTCATTGTTAGAGCCTTTTGCTCAGCAAGCTGACACTCTTCTTGGCAGGACAACTTCTCCAAGAAACTCCAAGCAGTTTCCAGTTAAGAATAATAGTCGTAAAAACTTTGGATTATGATGCAAAAATTAATAAAAAAGCTAGTAGAAGAATGCTTCAAAGCTTATTTCTTTTGTAAACATAATCCAGAGACTAATAACTATGGTGATGAATATGAATCTGCAAGTATGAGGGTAAGTTTGATATTTGATACTGATCACAAAAACTTTTGGCTTAGAATTACTGACAGGAGGATTGTTGACCATGTTACAGTGTTTTCTTACGACTCTAAGACTGAAGAAATTAAGCTTAACTGTAATTTTTTAAATAATGAAGATATAAGCTTATTTATAAATAGTGTAATGAGTGCGCAAAAGAAATTTAAGAGTAAAGTAATAAAAAAAAGAAAATTAACATTTTAAATTAAAAAATAATGGGATTATTTGACAAGAAGCAACAAGATGTAGTTGCAAAACACAGTAATGCAAGTGCAGTAGCATTTGGAATTTTTAATTCAACAATAGAGTCATTGAATCACCAAGAAGGTGAAATAGATAGTGATATTAAGATTGTAGAGGATGTATTAGCTAAGGCTGAAGCAGACAAGAAATCACTTATTGCTATCAAGGATAAGAATGCTAACTTTGTGAAGAAGTTACAACAATTTATGTCATAATGAATACTTTATACAAAAAAGATAGTAAAGGGAAGCTAAGGTTTCTTGATATTAGCACAGATGGTGCTACTGTAGTTCAAGTTTCAGGATTAATAGATGGTAAGGCTGTTACAAATGTAACTCAATGTGTAGGAAAGAATATTGGAAGATCCAATGAGACTACTCCTGAGGAACAAGCAGATTTGCAAGCTAAAGCTAAATATAAGAAGAAACTTAAAGAGGGTTATTTCTTAACCCAAAGAGATGCACTTGATCAAGTAGTAATACTTCCAATGCTTGCAAAAGTATTTTCAGAGGAAGAGAAAAAAGTATCTTATCCATGTTACGCTCAGCCTAAATTAGATGGTATGAGAGCACTGGGTGATGCTGTTAATGGTACATTGACATCTCGTTCAGGTAATCTAATTAAAACATTGGATCACATTACAAATGAGCTTCCTTATATGGGAATTATGCTTGATGGGGAATTGTATGCTCATGGTGAAACATTTCAAGAGAATATGAGAATGATAAAGAAATACAGGCCAGGTAAAACTGAGAATGTTAAATATCATGTTTATGACCTTATTCTTGATAAGCCATTTAGAGATAGATTAGATATTCTTCAAAGACTATATTCAAGATGTCCTGATGTTATTGAATATGTTCCTACTAAAATTATCAGCAATAAAGAGGACTTAATGAAATTTCATGCTTTAAATATTTCTGAAGGATATGAAGGAACTATTGTTCGTCATGGTGATGAAGGATATAAGCTTAATGGTAGAAGTTCAAGTTTATTGAAATTGAAAGATTTCGAAGACATGTCTTTAATATTAATGGATGTAGTGCCATCAGAGAAGAGGCCTACACATGGTAAACCTATTTTCTTCTGGGAAGGAGCTGAAAACAACAGACTGGGTGCAGGTATTTCATTATCTCACGCTGAGGCTGAAGACTTGCTAGCTAATAAGCATTTGCATATTGGTAAAGCATGTGAGTTAAGATTCTTTGAATACTCTGATACGGGAGTACCAAGGCATCCAGTTATGTATGGATTTAGACTAGATAAATAGATACTTGTCATGAAAAGTAAATTAGTAGTCTTAGATTTTATTAGTCAAATTACTTATGTATTTGATTATGATAGAGCTGTATTTGATGACGGAATTGAGTGTATTATGGCAGCTAATGATGAATTTGGATTAGATATAAGTATAGATAATTGCAATTTCATGGAAGTTGATGAGTTTAATTTAAAAATATTATAAATGAAAACAAATTTAATAGGAATTAGTGGCAAAATAGGTTCAGGTAAAGATACTGTAGGAGAAATTATAAGACTTTTATGGGACATTGAAAATACTGAAGATGGACAGCATCTTACAGTTGAGGATTTTATAGCAGCACCTAGTGATGTAGATTCTTCTAACCCTTACGAAATCAAAAAGTTTGCAGACAAACTTAAAGATATAGCTTGTTTACTTATTGGTTGTACTAGAGGGCAGTTAGAAGATAGAGAGTTTAAAGAGAAAGAACTTGGAGAAGAGTGGAAAGTTTGGAGTGTGTGGATTTCTTTTGATCAAGACTCAAAAATCTTTTCTACAAAAAAAGAGGCCGAAAACTTTCATTCTGAAGTCTGGGACGATACAGGTTCTCATATAAAGAGCTATTTGTTGACACCTCGTAAACTCTTACAACTTTTAGGTACTGAATGTGGCAGACAAATTATTCATCCTAATATTTGGGTAAATGCTTTGTTTGCTGATTATAAGTCAAAATTTACGCCTTGTATACATTGGAGAAAAGATAGAGAAAGTATTAATTGTATGTGCGGTGGAGTTAATGCTATGGCAGAAAACAAAGGTATAACTTTATGCGAGACTGAGGCAAATTCACTTAACTGGATAATAACAGATGTTAGATTTCCTAATGAAGTCCAAGCTATTAAAGATAGAGGTGGTATTGTTATTAGGGTTAATAGACCTGAAACATGGAAATCTACAGGGTGTGTTATAATGGATATGTCTTCTAACGATAGAAGTAAAGATGTTGTAATAAAATACACAGAACATCCCTCAGAAACAGCTTTGGATGATTATGAGTTTGACATTGTCGTTGAGAATGATGGTAGTATTGAGGAATTAGTAGAGAAAGTTAAAAAGTTAAAATTATGAAAAAACTAATAGTTCAATCAATATTAATTGTAATTTATATTGGTATTTATCCTATAGAATTACAAGTATTAGCTCCTTCAATATTTTTAATAATTGGAATATTATTATTTAATATAGTTGGGGCTGTAGTAGAAAAAGTTAAACAATTAAAATTAATATAAAATGATGCAATTAATATTCAATGTCCTATCTATCATATTCATTCTATGGATGAGCTTTAGATGGGATCCAAGTAAGTTTAAGGATTCAATGGTTAAGGTATTTTTATTTCTTTTAGCAGTATTAGGAATAATTTTAGTAATTAATGAATTAAACATACTGTTATGACTAATACATCTCAAATAATAAGTTACGTGACACCCTTTAAAGCAATATTATCTATTGACTTTGATGGAACTATATGCATGAGCAATTATCCTCATTTAGGTCCGCAGAGAAAAAATGCAAGATCAATGATAAAGAGATTAGTTCAGTCTGGTTATGGAATTATAATAAACACATGTAGAGAGGGGGTAGCATTATCAGACGCTATTAAATGGCTTCATAAAAATGATATCCCTTATCACTATGTTAATTCTAATTTTCCTCATATCATACAGTATTATGGTGCAGACTGTCGTAAGATATCTGCAGATTTGTATATAGATGATAAGTGCTTAACAGGACTTCCTAAATGGAAAGAAATCTATAAGATTACAGAGAGGAAATTTAGATAAAAATTTGCGTATCTCGCAGATTATTAGTATATTAGCAACTTAAAACAATTAAATAATGGCAGAAGATTTCTTCCTAAAAAGGAAAAGTACATCAGTAGAAATTGATGGTTACTCGAAAGAGTATGATAGTAGTAATGAAGATGACAAGTTAGCTTGTGGATTAATCTCTGAAGGGTCAACCTTCGGGGATAGGAATATAGTATTCTTTGAGGTATTGCAGGATAATATGGCTAAGGCAGAGCCAGGCACTAACCCAGTAGCAATAGTTTCCTCATGTCTTGAGAGTCATTTCTCAACTAGAGAGATGTCATTTTTACTAGCTAAAAGTGTTATTGGAACTATATCAAAAGATGATGAAAAGTAATACAATTAATTATTAATAAAAACAATAAAATATGGCAAGTAAAATTCTTATAACTGGTTACAGTGGGACAGGTAAAACTTACTCTTTAGGTACATTAGATCCTAAAGAAACATTCATCATTTGTCCAGATGAAAAAGCTCCACCTTTTAGAGGCTGGAAGAAAAATTATCTTATGAAAACTCCTGAAGGAATTTTTGATCCTAATGTATGTAATTATTTCAAAACTACCGGATGGGAGGCCATTAAGAGTGCAATGAAATTTGTTAGTGCTAACAGGCCTGACATTAAGACTATTGTAATAGATACTATTACATACGCAATGATTGCAGAATTTATGGAAAAGGCTAAGACGGTAGGATACGCAAAGTTTACAGAAATGGGAGACAATGTGTATAAGACTTTAAAAATGATTGATGGACTAAGAGATGACTTAACTGTAATAGTTATGGCTCATACTGAAGTTAAATCATTTAATGGAGTTGATAGAACTGTATTTGGAGTACCGGGAGGTAAATTAGTTCAGGATGTTGTAAAACCTGAAGGAATGTTTAGTGTTATCTTAGAAACAGTAGTTGAAAAGAAAGGTAATGACGTATCATACGGATTTATGACACAAAACAATACAACTAATATGGCAAAAAGTCCAGCTGATATGTTTTCAGGAAATATTATTCCTAATGACATGAACTCTGTATTAACAGCTATTACAAAGTATGAAGAGGGTTAAGATAATCTTCTAATTTTTAAAACAATTATTAACACAAATAAATCAGGATTATGAGTAAAAATGTAATTATCTTTGGAGCAAGAAAGTTTGGAGTATCTAATACACCATTAACAACAACAAAGTATCCAGAAAGTGCTGTAATAACAGTAGAGCCATCTAAGGATGGAGGAAGAAGCAGAAGAGTATTATTTAATGCAAAAGCTTCTGAAGTATTAAACCTTGAAATGGGAGAAGTTCAACAAATTGTATTTGGATTTGTAGAAGGGACAACTATAGGTTTAATTGCAAATGCAAGCTTATTAGGAAGTGAAGTTGTTGCGGCTATGACCACATACAGAACTTCAAAGAATAAAGTAAGCTTTGAAACAACAAAAGAAAAGGGTAAAGCTATTTCTTCAACAACTATTGCAAATGAAATTTCTACGTATTTTTCATTAGATGATAGTTTTGAGAATGAATTTTCCTTAACACCTCATGAAGCAGAAGGAGTTGAATCTTTCTCTTTAGAAATTATGACTAGCCAAGAAGCTCCTGTACAAGGTACGGTAGAAGCTATGGATCAAGCTGTAACTTTTGAAGAGGTACAAGATGAAATTGCTCCTGTTGATACTGTTGAGTCTAATGACAGTGATTTTAATTTGAGTAGAACTACAGTGACATCCACAGTAGCTGAAAGTGATACTCAGTGGTGATTAAAAGTATTAGGCAGTAAATTAATATAAGTTAAATTTTAAAATTAAAAAAATTATGAGTAACGGATTTGGATCAAGTCAAGAAGTACAAGAAGGACCAGTAGTAAAATATTATACTGGAGTAGAGAACTTTAAAGTAGTAGCAGTTAACCCTTCAAAAGAAGAGTTAGAAGCTATTTATGGTAGAGAATTAAATTTCACTCCAGAATACATAGGAGAAACTGATGTTGAAGATGGAGATGGAAAGAGAGTTGTACCTCAGTACAGAATTGACTTATATTTAGCTAATGAGGATAACTCTATTACAACTAAAGCTCAATTCTACATTGCTGATACACATCACCTATCTGCAACAGGTAAGTAC